ACGACGAGGTATTTGGATTCGGCGGTTAGGTTATACCCAGGTTGCCTGTAGTAAACGCTCCTGTTTAGGCAATCTGTTTTGGGCATCGTAGAAATACGGTGCCTATTTTTTTGAGCATACATAATGTATGCAAATACTTTTTTCTGACAAAGACACAGTGGATCTAACATTGGCATCAACTCCGTTGGCTGTTGTTTATCAAAAAATATACAAACATCTTTGTCATGTTCCTATTCCATTCAATGAATGGGACAATCCTTATTATGTTATTAATACGCCGCATCAAGAATTAGTCAACAAATTAATTTTTTATGCAAACCAAGTATCTGTTCAAATTGATCAGAGTGCTTGTATGTCTCAGGATCAGCAGTATTTCAATACCATACATGAAATTTATGAAAAAAACTACAACGGTGATCCGGCCTGGCTAAATTTTCACGAGCATATTCACTTGTGCGAAAAAAATAACAATGTAGAACGCTACAACTTTTTGCACATTGACTACAGAGAAAAGTCGGGTATGTTGGAACGACCATTTGATTTTGATTGGCTCAGGTACTCGACTACAAAAATTAAAGCAGGAGATGTATTTGTACGATGGGCAGAGTTAGGTAAAACACCGTACACATATTGGAAAAATGGGGAGCCCAACGATTCCACTCGCATGTGCGAACTAATCAAGCCTTGGTTAGTTCTGAAACCTAAAATGTGTATAGCTCTTGAAGATATAGACACTTTGAAAAATATTGAATCTCATGAATTTGAGTCTTGGTGGAAACAATACAGTGAAATCTGGTGTCGGCATTGGAACATTCCAGCATGGACTCTTATTGATATTTTTTCGGCTGTGATATTTGGAAAAGTTGAAGATTTTGAAAAAATCAAAGAAAAATTAAAAAATTCAATAACACCAACGAAGATATTGCAATGAGTTGGTTCGTATGTCTAAATTTCAGTTGTAAAAATCGTTAAACTACTGTATAATAATAAAATGACACAAGCAACCATAATCATACACGACGAAGTCAACATCAAAATTGAAGGACTAGATCTTGACACTCGTCGCAAGCTAGTAAACAAGTTCAAGTACCTTAATCCAGCTGCCCGTTATTTGCCGGCTGTAAGGCTAGGTAGATGGGATGGTAAGGTAGCATACTTTCAGATGGGAGGCAGCACCTATGTTAACCTATTACCAGAAATTGTGCCCATGTTGGAAAATGAAGGTTATGATATTGCACTTGACGATCGTAGAACATACAGTACTGTGTTTGAATTTGCCTTAATGGCCGAAGATACATTCAGTGATCGAGCATGGCCCGCTGGACATGAGCGAGCTGGCCAACCGGTTGTGCTACGAGATTATCAGATAGAAATTATCAACGACTTCTTAATCAACCCGCAAAGCCTGCAAGAAATTGCCACAGGCGCAGGTAAGACACTTATTACAGCAGCACTAAGTTGGCAAGCAGGCAATTACGGACGTTCGATTGTTATTGTGCCAAACAAGAGTCTAGTAACACAAACAGAAGCAGACTATCGTAACCTAGGCCTAGACGTTGGTGTATACTTTGGTGATCGTAAAGAATGGGGCCGTCGGCATACCATATGTACCTGGCAGTCACTCAACAACTTGTTGAAGAATACCAAGTCGGGCGAAGCCGAAGTCACCATCCAAGAGTTCCTGGAAGATGTTGTGTGCGTTATTGTAGACGAAGTACACATGGCCAAAGCAGATGCACTTAAAACATTGCTAACAGGAGTAATGGCACACATACCAATTCGTTGGGGACTAACAGGTACAATACCCAAGGAAGATTTTGAATTTCAAGCCCTGCATGTGAGTTTAGGCCCTGTAGTGGGCCGGCTACGTGCAAGCGAACTACAGTCGCAAGGTGTATTGGCACAATGCCATGTGAATATTGTGCAATTGGTTGATCACGTAGAATATAAAGACTACCAAAGCGAGCTTAAATACTTGGTAACTACACCAGAACGTATAGAAGCTGTTGCCAAGTTGGTAGACAAGATCAAGGAAAGCGGTAACACACTTATACTTGTAGATCGAATCGAAACCGGCAAGATCCTGCAGACATATCTCAGCACACTGTTTGGCTTGTTGAGTGACAAGCCCGAAGCAGTATTTGTATCTGGTGCCACCAAGGCCACAAGCCGCCGGGATGAATACGATGAAATTGCTACGTCAACTAACAAGGTTATTATTGCAACATACGGTGTTGCTGCTGTCGGTATCAATATTCCTCGCATATTTAATCTGGTTATGGTGGAATCTGGGAAGAGCTTTACTAGAGTAATTCAAAGCATTGGCCGCGGTATTAGAAAAGCCGAAGACAAGGACCATGTTGAAATTTGGGACATTACATCAACTTGTAAATTTGCCAAACGACACTTGACCCGACGCAAGGCTTTCTACAAGGAAGCCAACTATCCTTTTTCAGCAGAGAAATTAGAATGGCAGACAACAAAATAACCCAATACCCGGCCAATATCTGTTTGGCACCATTTACATACTTGACATTTGATCCGGCAAATAATGTGAGTCCGTGTCCGGCCTTGGGAGGAAGTGTTTGGCAGTTTGGTGATCAGACCATACACAAGATTTGGACCAGCCCAGAGCTGACTGCTTTTAGACAAGACATGCTGGAAAATCAACGCCACGACGTGTGCAGTCGTTGTTGGGAAGAAGAAGCTGTGGGCATGCCCAGCCAACGTACACGCTTGTGGGACATGTCGTCTGATCCTGCTGGCACCAAAACCAGTATTTTAGAAACTGCGGTCACCCCGGCAGATGTGCTACAGCCAGCAACTTATACAAAAGGTCCCATGCAGCTGGCCATCAAGATCAGCAATGTGTGTAACCTACGTTGCCGCAGTTGTAACAGCAACGACAGCGTGACCTTGTCTGTGGAAGGTCGCTACTATAATGAAAATTATCAGTTACGTGACAATGTGTATTTTCAAGAAACAACCGCCAAGACTTTCAGTGACCATCAGATCGATGATGTAGTGGACATGTGCCACAATGTGAGACGTTTGGAATTTTATGGTGGGGAACCACTCTTGGACAAACAGTTGCCGCGCCTGTTACAAAAATTAATAGATCGCGGATACAGTCAACAGATCACCATCAACATCAGTACCAACATCACACAACCCTTGACCACCGGTTTAGTCAAACTGCTGTTGGCCTTTGAAAAGGTACAGATTAATCTAAGCATGGATGGTTGGGCAGAAAAGTTTGAGTACTTACGGCATCCCGGTAATTGGAATCAAGTTTACCGTAATGTATTTGCTTTTATCAAAGCATCTATTGCCAGTTCTGGGCGCATTAAACTGCTGCCAGTGATCACTGTGACCACAATGAACGTGCATCACCTGCCAGACTTGGTGGCCAACATGAAGCAGCACTTTAGGCTAACACCATTTTTAATCTTGTGTCGCAAGCCCTATTATTTCAGTGTCAGAAACATTCCTGATCCTATTGCACAAGAAATCATTGGCAAGCTAAACAGCTATCCGGATTACGACTTTGGCTCCATTGCTCGTGCCTTGACAGAACCTGCTGACATGGACATGTGGGAAGAGTTCAAATCCTGGACTCGGATGATTGATCAGTATCGTAAGGAAAGTTTTTCTGCCACCTTCCCTGAATATGCAGATTTGATTAAACGTCATGATCATTCAGCAAATTTATAGGTTGCATTACAGCAAATATCCTGCTAAAATAAACACATGCGAATACTCACACTTGACAATAATTGTCACTATGATTTAAATACACTACCGGAAGAAGTAGACGAGATGCGTTTTGCTATTCTGGACAATAGCGACCCACACAATCCTGACTATCATTACATACCTTTGATTTTTTTGGAAAGTTTCAACAGTCCAGCACTGGTATTACAGATTGGTGACTATACTATCAAGATGCCCATGGACTGGCGCATGTTGATTGGCGAGCCTGATTCAGGAGACCTGGAAGTGATACCCTTGACCAGTATCAACGATCGAGGATTCAAGGCATTTCAGTTCAATCCGCTAAGTAGCTTTAGTCCAACTTTTCCAGAGATTGAGATAGTGGATGTTTATCATGATGTAACCTGGTACAGTCCCAAATTAAAAAATGGACAGATGCTGGCAGTACCTTTGAATGATGAACACAAACCAGATTGTGTTTATTTTGTCAAGGACATCAGCAGGAATTGCGAAATTGTTGATTACTCAAAGGCCTGGTAATATGAAACAGTATGAAGATAACAGCACATCTGCACCCAAGATTGTTGCCAACCCAACAGACAAGAAAGAAAAGGATCTAGAACGACGAGTCAGAACTTTGGCAGACCAAGTGGTTGCTCAGCAACAACTCATTGACAGAATGCACAGAGATATAGTACGCTTACGTACTGCAATCAACGAGGTATCATCCAGGATCAAGTGATGACTCAGTCAAGTGATAAACTAAACATTGCCAATGAGATGAAGCAGTTTGACCTCAAGAACCGTGACTTCTACGATGAGCTAACCCCAGAAGAACGTAAAAAGTTTTCAAACTATCTCATGATACGCTGGGGCTCAAGTGTGCAAGGTTCCAGAGAACTGCAAGAGTATTATGTACAGAGTTGCAATCACTATTTCAACAAGAACTTCTTTGCCATTAATAAACATCCAAAACTGCAATGGCTATGTGCCACAGCAGTTAGTCCAGGTATGGGAGTACATCGACATCAATGGATCAGTCCCAAGAAGAAAGAAGCCAGTGCCGGCACTGTGAGAAAACAGTTGACCGAGCTGTTTCCAAACATGAAGGATGATGAACTTGCTCTCTTGGCCAAGATCACCACCAAGCAAGAACTCAGCGAATACATTCGAGATCACGGCAACGAAGTTAAAAAATGAAATTTGAATGTCAATACTGTAATAGATCTTTTGTGAAAGAAACTACGCTTGTGGTGCATGTGTGCGAGCAAAAAAAACGTTTTCAGAGCCAAACCGAAACAGGAATACAGATAGCACTACGTGCCTATCAACTGTTTTATCAAATGCAGAGTGTGGGACAACCCAAGACCTTTGATGATTTTGCACACAGTCCTTATTATCGAGCGTTTGCCAAATTTGGAAACTATTGTGTAAGCATACGTGCCATCAATATTGCACAATTCACACGCTGGTTGTTGAAGAACAACAAGAAAATTGACTACTGGTGTCGCGACACTGTGTACGGCGAATATCTTGCACAACATCTACAAGTGGAAAGTGCCACAGATGCTGTTGAACGAGCCGTTGAACACAGTATCAGGTGGTCGGAAGAAACTGGAAATCCTGCACAAGACTATGTGAGATTTGGCAACGACAATGTGCTGTGTTATGCTGTGACCACTGGCAGACTCAGCGCCTGGGTCCTGTACAATTCCAACTCTGGCGTTGAGTTTTTGGGACGTTTGTCATCTGAACAGGTGTCCATGATATGGCCATATGTGAATGCAGACTTTTGGCAAAAGAAATTTCGCGATTACCCCCAAGACACACTGTATATCAAACACATACTTGAACAGGCAGGATGGTAATGAGCGCAGACATTGACATTGACCTGCCGGATCGCACTGCCTTGTTGGAGTTGATTCCGCACATTGCAGCCAGACAACAGGTGCAACAACAGATTCGACGACACAATTCGGGCGTGTATGTGACGGCTATTCCACAAGATCCTGTCAATCGTTGTGCTGCCATCGATTATGAAACAGCAGAGCAACGTGGTTACTTCAAGATTGATTTTTTAAATATGAGTGTGTACAAGCTGGTTCGCGACCCAGAACATTATGAACACATGCTGGCACAAGAACCTGAATGGTCAAGACTATGGACAGATGCTGCCTGGGCCAGTCAGTTGGTTCATGTGGGCAACTATGTTGATCTGCTGCAGACCATGCGACCTGACTCCATTGGCAGAATGGCAGCA